ATTGGGTACACGTCGAACCGACCACCGCCTCTCCGGTTTGTCCATGTGAAACTTCATCACGGTAAATTTTCAATTGATCTTTTGGCGGCCGGTAGTAGTCTCGCACCAAATATCCTATCAAAGAATGTGACGCTAATTAACAGAACACCGGTTGTTAAAATAAGACATTTAATAACACAAAAAAATAGAGTTCTCACGAATAACTTCTTATCAAAACTTACCAAAAACACTGTATTGGGAAATAAAAAATTTTTGGAAAACTTGGAAAAACGTATTTAAGTCCCAGGGAGCCATCACTTTTGTATTGGGACTAAAGTAGGAATGCAAATTTGGAAGTGGGTCTTGGCGATCGGCCTGCTGTTTTTGATTACGTACAATCCATCCACGCGTACTTTGGCTAATTTTTTTGAGGGCCCAATGGTAGAGGGCGATCGCCATGGCGGACCCCCATTTGCGCGAGAGGCACAAATCGATAGCGATTCCGGTGACGATGATCGGGAACCGCCCTCATATGCTCATCGTACACGATAGGCGGTACAAGGAGTGGACCTTTGTCACAGGCGGGTGTCGTCGTCGCGAGGTGTACAATCCACTTCGTTGTGCAATCCGTGAACTTCACGAAGAGACTCGAGGGACCATAGACCTCAAGCGAGGCGCCTACGCATACTTTCGGTTCACGACCGACTACAAAGGTCCAGGTGACACAGAGGCTGACGCCGACACGGTGAGCGTCTATCACGTCTACGTGATAGACCTTCCAATGTCTTCTTGTGAACAAAAAGATGTCGTCACACGATTCAACGAACAAAAGACAAAGATGGAACTGAATCAAGTTCCATTCAAAAAGAATCATGATGAAAACACGGAAATGATGTGGGACACACTCGAGGGTATCACCGACCGAGGGGACCTGTGGGTTCTTATTCGCGAGTGTGTGCTCAACAACCCAGACTTTGCAAAGGCACTCAGCGCGTCCCACAAAACAACCTTTTATCTGAGACCATAAATAATGACGCGCCCAAAGCGTGTTTTTGCCGAAATGCTCGCCAAGGCTCAGGGTGGCGAGGATGTTGACGTGGATGACATCTGTGATAAACTCACTCTCGCGGATATCATGTATGAACTCAAGAAACTTGAAAAAGAAACCGAGCCGGACCCAGAGCCAGAGGAGAAGCCAGAGCCTCGGTCCATTCCCGATTTTTGGTCTCGGTTGTCAGGTGAATGAAAATATTGACTGTTAATAAAATGAAGAACGTTTCGACACCCTTGATGGTCGCCGGTGGTTTTGTTGCTCTCTGGGTCATCCTGACCCGTTCGTACACAGGCTACAAAGGCCAGGAGTCGGACAGCGTCGCCGATCGTTACATAAACAAGCCACACGTTTCAACGTAAATGGCGGTTGCAATTCGTCCTCCGACAATTCGTCGTCAAATGTCGACCGACCAGGGAAGTAAGCGCGTGTACACTCTGCACAGCAGCCACAATAACGTGTTTGCCTGGCGAACGTCAAACGAAAATATGAAAACAGCAACTGTAGTGTTTCGACGCCAACAAGATGCTCTTCTTATGGCGCACATGATCGAACGACATGTGCGCCAGAATAAGGAATGGCCATCGACGACCATGTTTGACTTTCAATTGTATACAGGGTATGGTAATAACTCGACTGATCTTGAGATTATCAATGTTCAGCAATGGGACATGGAAAATCTCAAAGTGTATTGCGTCGAGGCTTATCTTGATATGATTACGCTGTCGACCGTGACACCAACGAGAGATGGATATAATATGAATGGCGAACTTGTATCACTCAATGTTCCAGTTGAGTTTTATGTCGATCGACTCAAACAACTCTGGAGGGAATGAACGCCTTGCCGGTCAGAACCTGTGTCGCGTATGACGTGGCGAGAACAAAGTGGATATGGGGCCAGTCGAGTGCCTCGACGACCGATACCTTAATCTTCATAGGGTTGTCGTTGATGTCATTGACCACCTGGTTGCGGGCGTTGGGGTCACCAAGGGAAGGGGCGAGCACGGTCATCTTCTGAAGCCACTTGACATGCGACTCGTTGGTGGCGTCAAACTTTTTGATAAAGCGCTGAGTAATAGTGTCACCCATTTATTCAACAGCAGTTATTTTCTTTATATTTGACAGACATGAGCGCTTTGAATATTTTGATGCTATCTCTGTTTGAGATACTGGGTGACTTTCAGTTCAAGTTCTTTGCGCGCCAGGGTAAGCTCGCGAATTTTGGCGGCGGTCTCGTCGGATATTCTGGTGTCATCTACTTCCTCATCGCTGCTCTCAAACAGGGCAACATCCTTTGGGTCAACGGGATGTGGGATGGCGTGTCTGGTCTGATCGAATCCCTGGCGGCGTTTTTTATTCTCGGTGAGCGGTTCAATAACTGGTTTCAGTACCTGGGCCTGGCGATGATTACGACTGGCCTCGTATTGTTGCGCAAGGGTGGTATTACTCAATAACATCAGAGTGATGGTCAACTGGAAGAGCTGTGGCATGATACGTACGAGAATGTACGTCTGACGTAACGTCAGCATCTAGAACATACACTTTAAAAAAATATCACGCAAATACCGTAATGGAACAACTCATCCGTGAGAACATCTTGCCACGACTCGATGCACACGAGGCTGAACTGTGGGAGTTGCGCGGTGCAACCTGGCCGGTCTGTCAGGCAATCAAAGACAAGAATATGGCGTTTCGAAACATAAAAGAAAAACGACGTTTCTTTCGTTTTTTGGACCAACACGAAATTCGACGTCTTTTGGGACTCAAGGCTGCCTATGCCCGAATTGACGACGTGTCACTCGAAGAAGAAGTGCGAATGGTGTCACCCTCGACCATTCGTCGTATAATTTCGTCAAACGACACTGTCGGTGACCATCCGGAAACCTGACGAAACTTTGACGAATCACCGATGAGATGGTCAACCTCGGCAGGGCGATAAAATGCCGGGTCGCGGACGACCATCGGTTCATTTGTGAGTACATTCCATCCGGTACCGTCTTCATCCCACATGAGCTTTACACCGATGTACCCGAAAGCTTTTTCGACAAACTCATAAATGGTGTGCGTCTCGTCGGTCGAAACGACATAGTCATCCGGGGTGTCCAACTGAAGCATACGCCACATGGCCTCGACATAGTCGGGCGCGTATCCCCAGTCGCGCCGCGCCTCGAGGTTCCCAAGCCGAATCGGAAACTTACGTGACCCGATCGCCTTGGTAATTTTGCGCGTCACAAACTCCTCGCCACGTCGCTCCGATTCGTGATTGAATAGGATACCTGTACATGCGTAGAGGCCATGGGCCTCGCGATAGTTTTTGGTAATCCAGAAGGCGTAGACTTTTGCGCATCCATACGGACTCCGTGGATAAAATGGCGTCTTTTCAGACTGGGGCACCTCCTGAACTTTACCAAACATCTCAGAAGTTCCAGCCTGATAAAAACGAATCCGTTTGTCACCGGACAGACGAATCGCTTCAAGAATATTGAGCACACCGAGTGCATCGACGCGCGTTGTCCACTCCGGTTGTTCGAACGAAACTTGTACTTGTGATTGTGCCGCCAGATTGTACACCTCGATACGTTCCCAAGTTGGTATATCCGTGACACGTTTTACGAGTGATGATATACATAGAGAGTCGGTGACGTCCCCCCGAACCAAATGAAAACGAGGGTGTTCAGGTGTCACTCTTGCATGACTCGAAAACCGCATGAGTCCGTACACTGTATACCCCTTTTCGAGAAGCAACTCGGTGAGGTACGACCCATCTTGACCAGCAACTCCGGTAACAATTGCCACTCGGGACATTATTTTTTATAGGCTTTATTCTTTTATAGCATATTAAGACGTTGAAGAACATCTAAATTTGCTGGAAGTGGGACGTCATCCGGGCGAGATATGAGTAACGTCTTACCATCAAGATGAATACCATCATTTATATATTTATGCAAAAGTTCGGGTGTTTCACTCTCGCGTTCTGGGTCTTTTCCGTGAGCATATGTCTGAAGTT